CAGACGGATGTTCTGCTTCACCGAGAACCTGAATCGCTCTGCCCTGTCCTGCGCTCTCATTCAGATGATCTTTCAATTCAGCGATCGCTGTTTCGAGCACAGTGCTGGGATATCGGCGCCCATTGCCATTGACAACGTTCGCCGTAATAGCACCATCAATGCGGATCTTGCGCGCTTTGCCCTCTTCACCTTCGAGCAATATCACCGGCGCAGTCACACGCTCTTCAAACCTTTGCCCCTTTCTCTGCTTTTTCTTTTCACTCACTGCTGTTTGTGGCTGATATGACAGCTCCACCACTTCCCACTGATCACGTGGTGCAAAGGTATATGTGTCACCATTTTTGGTGTATGACACCTTGTAATACTCATCGGCCTTAAGTTGGCTTGCGGATCCATATTCCGAAACGATCACATAATCAGCAAATGTGTCAGCGATGGAACAATATGGACCCATCTCAGAATATGGGAACTGAGCCCGAAAAGCCTGGTTGATCAGGCTCATTGTGTACTCTATGCTTCCCTTCACCAGCTCTGTGATCAGTTTGCCTTTTTTGATTTTTTTAGCCATTGCTGCTCTCCTGAAGCGCTTGCTTCTCTTCTTTGAAAATTTCTTTCGTTGCCATCAACCAGACCGGCGGTTGAGTCTGTCCGCTATAAACAGATAACCAGACTTTGCCAAAGAACAAAGCGGAGAATCTCTCACGCCAGCTCATCTTCCAAAGCGAAATGACTTGTGTTCCATCAGTCCACACTGGCAGATCTCCACACTCTTCTTTCGTCATCCCCTTCGGAGGTCTCAGTTTTTTAGTTGATTGCTTGAATTGATCAGGTTCCATATCACATGCTCATTTCGAATAATGATTCAGCAGTCACCACAATGGCTTCACTGCTGGCAGTCTTACCAGTGCCACCATCTTCAGCGATCATCTGCACGCCACCTGAAGTTGTATCCACATCATCATCCCGCCTGCCTTTGGGGAAGGATGTTGACTCTCGAATGAAATCCAGATTCCATGGTCCACGTACCAGCTTCACATGTCCCTGTTTTGCGCGCAGTTGCCAGGGTCGTGCTCGCTCAACCTTGTCACCCAATGGCTTCACGTCACGCATACGGACCTTCATCAAAGCCTTATCCTTCATGAACTGTTGGAGAACCAGCTTCTGAAAAGCAACATCTTCAAAGCCCCATTCTGTATTTAGTTCCTGGTCTGAGAGCATCGCCGTGCGGACCTGTGGCAGGAACTCCTTCAGCTCACGGACTTTGATACGGTCACGAAGAATAAGATCACCGGTGCGCTCATCAAGAGCAACCGCGATCGTGGAATTGTTGTCACTGGTTTTGCTTTCACCTAGTGCCAGATCAACATAGCGATACCACTTCAAACCTTCAGGTGCTTGTTCAATGATCTGAAAATCCTTATCATCAAAGAACTCGCCTTCAGCCATGCGTGGCATCTGTTGGAAGATCGCTTCGAAGTCATAATCCAGCATGTTCGAGCGTGTCTTTGCCAGTTTGCGCTCATCAGATCGTTCAGGCCATAATGCTTCACCTGGATTGCGTCCAAGTGGATCACCACCCATCGGGATAAAAATGCCGCGCAATAAATTCTCTCGATACTCTTCTTCGCTCTTTGGGTATTGATCTTCTTCCAATGAGAGCGCCGGCAGAAAAACAACTTCCCACTGGTCCGCTTCCGGATCGCCGATCATCTGTGTGAGCAGCTGCCCAGCCAGATCTTCCTGATCCCATCGGGTGTGCATGATGATGATGGCTGCGCCTGGTGTGTTCGCAACACGTGGATACACAACCGATCGATACCAGCTCATCACCTTCCTGCGATAGGTCTCACTCTCTGCATCTTCGCGGCTCTTGAACGGATCATCGATCACCACCAGGTTGGCAGGCCGTCCTGTGATACCACCACCCACACCGGCTGCAAACACAGAGCCTCGATGGTCTTTCAAATTCCAGGAAACAACAGAACGACTCTCCGGACTCAACTCAACAGGCTCATCCACCGCGGAGCGCCTGCCAAAGAGATTTGCATAGGCATCACTGCCCACATAGTTACGCATCACGCGGCTGTTCTCTGTGGCCAGGTCCGCACCATAGGAAGTGAGAATGATCCGCGTGTCCGGAAGATCTCCCAACACCCACGATGGAAAGAGACGACTTGCCTGTTCAGTCTTTCCATACTGAGCTGGTTCACAGATCAACAATCGACCAATTCCCTGCTGCCCTTTGGTTTCAATGAAGAGCTTTACCTGCTCCAGTTTTTCAGCAAGATAAATATGATGTCTCGCCGGCGTGTACCAGGGAGCAATATATTTGCTGTAATCGATCAGATGCCGGCGTGCGAGCTCACGCTTTGCGCGTTCAGCTTTTGCCAGCTCTGGTTTTGTTGGAGCAGCTGCGAGCATTAGCCTTCACCTTCCTTGCGTTCTTTGTTCTCACGCGCATTGTGTGCCATGTTTTCAATGCGACGCAGCTCTTCATCAGATAGATCTTCGAGATCATCCGGAGCGCTGTTCACCAATCGCTTTGCCATCTCTGCAGTGATCTTCGAGGATGGTGTGTAAACGCCTGCCATCTCGAACATCAGCTTGCGATCCTGGTGCCCCTTGTAGTCTGATTCAGTTGCCACTTCCACCATTGCATTCAATGCATCCGGAAGACTGTCAAAGATGATCGATGCCTGAAGCATGGAGATGGTCTCGTCGATGCTGGGGTTCCGCTTGCGCCAGGTCGCAATGACACGATCGGTTGTCAGTCCCAAACATTGAACAGCAAGTTCCTCTTGCGTTGTTGGCCAGCGATATTTCTTTGGTTGTGCAGACCAGGCAATATACACAGCCACACGCCACTTCCATCCACCTTCCACCAGGCGCTTATAGAGATCCATCCAGCGTGGTGCAACTTCACGCTCCCCCATCGGGATAAGTTTGCCATCCACACCCGCGATGTAATTGGGCTCTTTCACCCTCAACGCAGAAAGAGCTGCCAGGGCAGCTTCACTGGTGAGACGCTCTTCATTAGGCTGAATGGATTCATCGATCCCATCCAGATCCATCTGCAATTGAAAAACAGGTTTTTCCAAACGTCCGTTTGTCATTCGAATCCTTATATCTGTATGAGCCAATCCATTGGCACATAAAACGCGAGCGGCTGCAGGACCCCTGCAAAGTCCCAATCCAGTGGGGACCAGAACGGGCTGTAAATGATTCCTTTCGGTGAATCACCAAAAGTATTATTGGGAAAATAGGCACAGTAACATCTATGCACAAGTCCACGCTCGAGCAATTCATTCAGTGAGAGATCCCAGTCACTCTTCCGGAAGCCTGCCAATCGTGCCATCTGCCTCCATCGTTTCTGAGTTTCACCACGTGTGGAGATCAGCATATCTTCCACACTTTCAACAGCAACCAGGTTGCCACCAAGTGCGATCGTTCCCCATTTGATCTCTTGTGCTGTTTTCCACTCCGGTCCATCACCGGTGAAGTAGATCGTTCCCCTGGCTTTGCAAAGCCAGTTCATCTTTTGCGATCGCCAGTCCTGCACCTTATCTTGATAATCATCTTCCACCTGAAGAGCGATCAGCTTATCGATATCAGCTCTGGGGATGCGGAGATAATTCGTCACTCCACCCCATCCGGTTTCGCGGTTATATAAGCCAATCGCCTGGAAGTTGGTTGTGCCCACCAGGTTCACGTCCAAACCTGCCTGCTGAACCAGGACTGGATCGCCCCACTTGCGCAGGCGAAAAAGGTTAGGAACTTTCCCATCCCGCAAAAATCTCGTTCCGTCAGGCATGGTTAACGACGCGGGCAAAGTCATTGCTTGATATACCTTGCGAGTTCTCTGCCGTCTTCATCGTATGCTGTAAAGTATGCAGGCATCGGTGTTGGATAAGGAGGAACCGGTGAGGGAGGTTCGATAGGCACGATTCTGGTATCCATATATTGAGTGGATGAAAAACCATGGAACATCTCTATGGCACCGTTTACGCGGATGATCTTGTCGAACTCCAGCCACACAGCGGATTTGATGTATCCATAAACTCTGTCACCCGGGTAAAGATTGCCCAGGTCATCAAATGCAATTCCAGCGCCGGCGCGGATATTTAAGTAAGGCACAGTTCCCAGCTTCACTCTTGAAACGGTTCCTTCAACAATTGTTTCAGGCATAGGCTCCTCCACCGGTGGCGGGGGATCCGTGATCCCTGCCAGCCGGAATAACGTCTGCAAATCCTTGCAGTAATTCAGATCCACTTCCAATTTGCCATTGTCATTCGGCGAAATGATCGAGGCATCTCCCATTGAAGCGAATTGATGAAAGTCCCAATCTTTAGTACCCAATGGCAGCTGGGGATGCACTGCTCCATAATGCGCCCACCACTCAGCTTCAAACAATTCCAGGATCGTTTTCGGGATCGGACCCAGCGGGTTCATGTATCCAGCGCATGAATATAAGATTGGCTTGTATCCAGCCAGGCGAATGAACTCTTCCGCATAGATCTGCAGGTCTGAATAAGTTGGGTTTGACCACTGCCTAAGATATTGGGTCCATTCGAAATCGATCGCAGCGGGCAGTTGCTTCTTCTCGTTTTTGATCCGCTCCCAATAGGCTTGCGCCTGGGCTCGACCTGGCACATCTTTATTTCGATAGAGCCAGCCATAAGGACCGGTGAGCATTCCCAGGCTTCTGGCTCGATCTCTGTTTTCGTAATACAGCGGTGATGCAACTGTGCCATCGATGCACTTCAGGAAAGTGAAACGAGCACCCTTCAACACCATCGGTCCGAAGTTAACATTGCCATCCCATTTTCCACTGTGATCTGTTCCCCATACCTGGAAGTAATTGGGTTCAACAAGGGCAGTGGTGATGAGCTGATCAATATCCCACAGCTCACGAACTTGAGCAGGCCGGCGATAGTTCTCGCCGAACCAGAGATTATTCAGAAAGAATTGCTTGTTGAAATTCATTG